GACCTGCATAATCATTTTGAACATTCATCCGGCACAGGGAACGGTCGTTGCTTTTGTCTGAATTGCCTTATTGGTGATTAACCTTGGATAAGAAGAATGCAGGGATAGAAACCGGAGGAAAAATATTTAAGATGTTCAGGTCTTTATTTCTTTTATTATGAGCAGAACAGCATTAAATCAAGGGGAATGGCCATATAAAGAATAAAAGACCTTTTTATCTGAAATTATAAATATCATGGCAGCACCCAAAGGGAATCAATTCTGGAAAAGCAGATAGTTAATAGGAGCTCCGGTTGGAAATCAGTTCTGGAAACTACGATCAAAACATGGAAGGGATAGGATTTTTGCCACGCCGGAACTACTACTCGAAGCTGCTTATGAATATTTCCAGTGGTGCATTGACAATCCTTTGATAGAGGTTGACTTCAGAAATACAAAAAACGGTCTTGAAAGAATTGAGTTGCCAAAAATGAGGGCCTTCACAATAGAGGGCCTTACTTGTTATTTACACGTTAATAAGGTGTATTTCAATGACTTCGAAGATGGACTAAAGGGGAAAAGGGACGAACTAAGCAAAGGCTTTTCAGAGGTTATTACGCACGTGAAGGGGATAATTTACCGGCAAAAATTTGAAGGTGCGGCTGCTGGTTTACTTAATGCCAACATCATTGCCAGGGATCTGGGATTGACAGAAAGCAGCGAAACAAAGCACACCGGGATACCGGCGCCAACAAACATCATCGTCAGCTCGAAGGAGAATGCCGACAAGCTGGAGAAATTTTTAAGTAATGGACCTACGGCTAACTGACATATTTTTCAAGAACCTGGACGCCTACACTGCAGGCGAGAACCTCATCATCAACCAGGGCAGCACCGGGAGCAGCAAGACCTGGTCCATCCTCCAGCTCCTGGCATTCATCGCCAGGCAGGCAGAGGAGCCGCTGGTTACCTCCGTGGTGAGCTACGCCCTGCCGCACCTGAAGATGGGAGCCATCCGCGACTTTGACAGGATCCTCCTGGACATGGGATACAACCCCGGCGACATTTGCAACAAGAGCGAGTACACCTACCGCCTGGGCCGGAGCACAATAGAATTCTTTGGCATCGAAGGGAACCTGGCGAAGGTACACGGACCGCGCCGGGATTTCCTCTACATAAACGAGGCGAACAAGAAGATCACCTACGACATTTTTGATCAGATGCACACCCGCACCCGGAAATGCACCATCATGGACTTCAACCCGACAGCGGAATTCTGGGTGCACACGGAGGTCATCCCGAACTTCCCGCACGCCTACATCCACAGCACCTGGCGAGATAACACCTACCTGAGCGACATCGAGCGCCAGAAGATACTAAACAAATACGACAAGCCAGGCTTTGAGAATTGGGTGCGCGTTTACGGCGAAGGAGAGATAGGCATCCTGGAGGGCCAGATCTTTACCAACTGGACCGTAGGAGAATTTGACAGCACCCTCCCCTACGGCTTCGGCCTGGATTTCGGCTACCACCCGGATCCGGACGCGATGGTCAGGGTGGCCGTCGATGAGCGACGCAGGAAGATCTACATGGATGAATGCTTTTACAACACAGGCCAGTCGACCGACGACCTGAGAAAGGCCGTTCTGAGGGCCGTCCCCAGCGCAACCAGCCTCATCATTGCCGACTGCGCCGACCCCAGGACCATAACGGACCTCCGCAAGAAGGACGGGCCGGCACGCCTGGGGCTGAATGTGATGCCGGTCAAGAAAGACGGAACCGTCAGCGAATGGCTGAAGAAAATGCAGGGCTACGAGCTGGTGATAACCGAGACGAGCTACAACCTACAGAAAGAGATCAACAACTACATCTGGTCCGACACGAAGGCCGGGATCCCGATAGACGCCTTTAACCATTTGATCGACGCCGGAAGGTACTTTTTTATGTGGACGAAACAAAAGATAAACACCAACGTATGGGCCTGATATTCAACAGCAGATACAAAAGAATAGCCGAGACCAGCCTCCAGGTCATCGAGCAGCAGAAGGCGCTCATATCACAGATGGAAATCAAGGTCACCGAGCAGAACCAGCTCTACCGGGCGCTTTACGAATTCCTCTCCCCCAGCATGGCCCTGAGCAAGGACAGCAGGATGCAGGATTACATCGACCAGGGCTACGAAGGAAACCCTGACGTCTTTGCCATCGTGACGAAGCTCGCCTCGATGTTTGCCAGGCTCCTGGACGAGGCCAAACTGATGCGCAAGACCCCCAAGGGATGGGAAGAGGTAGAGGACAAGGAGGTGGACCGCCTCCGGGAGCAGACGAACTACTACCAGAGTTTTTTTGAATTTACCCGCCATTGGGCCGTCAGCCATTACATCACCGGCAACGGCATCGTCTACGCCCCCCGCCTGAGCGCCGGACTCAACAAGGGGAAGCTCACCCGCGACGGCATGATCATCATGCCCACCCAGGATGTGACCATCAAGAGCGCCGGATGGCGCCAGCCGATAGGAGCCTACACCCTGGACCTTAACCAGACCTACCGCATAGATCCAACCGACGTATGGCATGAGCGCTTTGCTCCCACCCTCAACTACGCCGGAGGGCAGAACTTCATGGGCATGTCCCCGGTAAAGGTAGCCGCCAACATCATCGCGGCACAGAACGCCGGAGACCAGATGACAGCCAAAATGTACCAATTCGGCCATCCCCCAGGTATCCTTTCAAAAGAGGACGAGTACGCCACCGACACAACCGAGGAGCAAGAGGCCAAATTTCGTGAGCGCTACCGGACCAAATACACCGGAGTAGACAACGTCGCCATTCCCATCTTTACCCTGGGAAAAATGAACTACACCAAAATAGGCTACGACAACCTCCGGGAGATGGACGTCATCAACACGGCCGAACACGGACTCAGGGTGTTTTGTAACATCCTCCAGGTCCCCAGCCAGCTCTTTAACGACACCAAGGGCTCAACATACAACAACCAGCTCCAGGCCGAAAAGGCCATGTACACCAACAGGCTCATACCGGACGTGCTCCAGTTTTGCGCCGGCTTTGACAAGATCCTGAAGGCATACGGCGACTATTGGCTCAAGCCGGATTATAGCGAGGTCGAATGCCTGCAGGAGAATAAGGCAGAAAAAGTTAAATGGGTAAGTCAGATGTTCGTCGACGGCATCATCACCGGAGACCAATACCTCGAATTTATGGGAGAGGAGACGACAGGGCTGCCGGAGATGCAGATACGCTACACCAACGTCAACAGGATGCCAGCCGGCCTGGCCGAGGACCTCGGAGTTGACAGAGGTGATAAATATTACCAGGACCGAAACATGGAGGGAAGAATGTAATGGACCGCCGCAGGCTTTGGAAAATAGAAGATCACGCCAAGTCAGTATATCGCTACCGGCTACGCTCCATTTTTGCCCAAGCCTTTGACAAGCAGATCCAGCCTTTGTACGACCGGATCCAGGAGACCAGCGACATCCGGGACCTCCAGGTCCCCCCGCTGGACAACCAGCCCATCCAGGATGCCTACCAGAGACTATACCTGACCGTCGCCGTTCCCTTTGCCAAGCAGAAAAGGCGCACCCTGCGCCGGCAGCTCCGCAAGTGTGAGGAAGAAATATTTGAAGATCTGATCTACGAGATGACGCTGGGCTACCTGCGCAGCAACGTGGGCGACATAATAGTCGCCACAGGAGACACCACCGTGGAGCTGATCCGGCAGCTGCTCGCAGAGCTCACCCCGGAGATCCTCGCCAGCGGCATGGGTGGAGGCCAGGCCCAGACCATGCTTAGGGACCGGATCCAGAGCGCATGGCATGAGGCCAAATACTACCGGACCGAACGCATCGTCCGGACCGAGGTCAACAGGGCTGCCAATTGGGGAAGCCTGGAGGGGACTAAGAGCCTCGGCGTAGAGATGAACAAAATATGGATGAGCGCCTTCGTGAAAGACAGCCGCGATCCGCACAAAGCAGCCGACGGCCAGAAGGTGGATCTCTATGACGACTTTGAGATAGGAGGCGAACACCTCCAATACCCAGGCGACCCCAAAGGCAGCGCCTGGAATACGATCAACTGCCTCTGCGG